AATCGGAAAGGCAATTGTACCGGTGAAATGGCCTATCTTCCTCAACATGCGGTAATTCTGAAACTATACGAGCTCAGAAACGCGCTTGGCTTGGCGGGTAAAACTGCAATGTTGGTAGAGTTTCCCGACGCCGCCGAAACGGTTCACTACTTCGAGGCTTACGTCGAATCTGTTGGACCTCCCGCCGCTCGCGTTGGCGGAGATCTCGCTTTGCCCTTTTCTTGCAAGCCAACCGGCAAGCTAAGACAGGGAACCGGCGGAAGCGGCGCTATCAGTGCCGATCCTACGACTTGGGTTTAATACTCGGTAATCGAGTATTTTTGTTAGACAGTTAGAAACGGAGAAAATAGAAAAATGGTTCTAAGTAAAGAAGACTTTCTAAGAGTGAAGCTGAAAGAAGAAAAGCTTCGCATCGAAGAATTGGACGGCGAAGTCGTAATCAAGCAATTGAGCGCGAAAGAACAAGCGTTCGCAATTGAGCGCTTTCAGAAGCGAATAAAAGAAGATAACGTCAACTCTCTAGCTTGGCGTGAAACTTTGCTCGTCCGAGCTCTACACGACGAACAGGGAAGGATATTCGGAGACGGCGACGAAGAAATAATCGCCGCTCTTCCGGATGCGATTGTCTCGAAGCTTTACTCCGTGGCTTCGAGACTCAATCCGATCGGGGACGACGAGAAAGAGGAAGAAGAGCTAAAAAATTCCGAAGCTCCTTCGACCGATTCTTCTACTCCTTGATGCTCAAAACCGGCAGGTTGAATAAGGAAGCGGCTCTCGACGAGATGACCCCGGAAGATCTTAGAAACTTCTGGCTTCTTTATCAGCTCGAACCGTTTTGTACCAGGGGCGAAGAAAGGCGACTAGGCCGCGCGGCCGAATCGATCTCTAATCGCCCCTGGTATGAAATCTTTCCAGGGCACGAAGGCGAGAACGCTCCGCGCAAGCGAGAGCGAACGCCGGAAGAAGAGAAAGCAAATCTTGACGCGGTTCTCGCTCACTGGAAATTGCAAGCGGAGATCTGGAACAAATCCCAAGGACTCTAAGAAGTGGCTACTCTTCGCGAACTAGCTCTAAAGTTTTCTGCAAACGTCGCGGAAATAACTTCTGATCTAAGTAAGATCGAAAGAAATTTTCAGCGGTTTCAGCAAAACATTGACAAGATCGGCAAAGCCGCGGCGGCGTCAATCGCCCTGATCGGAACCGGTCTAGCTTTCGCGAAAATGGTCGACGGAGCAAAGAGCGCGGAAGCGGCCATGGCCCAGGTCACGGCCGCTATTCGTTCAACGGCAGGCGCCGCCGGCGTGACGGCGAAAGAAGTCGCTAATCTCTCAAACGAGATCAAGCGAATGACTGGAATCGACGACGATCTCGTCAATTCTATGCAGTCAGTTTTATTGACGTTTACCAAGGTTGGTAAAGACGTCTTCCCGCAAGCGACGAAAGCGATCGTCGACATGTCCGTCCGCCTCGGCACGGATCTAAACTCGGCCGCGATCATGGTCGGCAAAGCGCTAAACGATCCGACTCGAGGAATCACGGCACTTCAGAAAGCCGGCGTCTCGTTTAGCGAAACGCAAAAGGCTTTAGCTAAACAGCTTTTCGAGACCGGGCAAATAGCAAAATCTCAAGCCATTATACTTAAAGAGCTCGAGACGGAATTCGGAGGGGCGGCCGCGGCGGCTCGCGATACTCTCGGCGGTGCTTTGCTCGCCCTTAAGCAAAATCTCGATGATTTGATCGATAGCTTCGCCGGCACTCGCGGACTAAGAGAAGTAGTCGAGTATTCGAACGTCGTTCTCGAAGACATGATCAAGACAATGGAAGCGCTCCGCGATCCGTCTTCGAAGATGTCCAAAGATCTAGATCGGTTCTCAAGGACTCTCGCCGAAGGTATGGAAACGGCGAAGGTTTGGGCGAACGCAACGATCTGGGGATTGAGTCTTGTTTCTAAAGGACTGCAGCAATTCGGCGTTAACGTTTCGAAGTATTTCAAACCGGCTTTTGACGCTTTTTTGCTATTTAATCCAAATATCGCGACTTCGGGCAAAGCCGTATCTCTCGCGCTCGGCGAAATGGGCAAAGCTTTTCAAAGCGCCGACTCTACTTTTAAGCTGGCTTTACAAGCCGGCGCGATGCCGAATTATTTTCAATACTTTGATGATGCCGCGGACCGAGCTCGCAAGAAAATAGACGATCTACACGCGGCGGCGGCGAAAGCTAAACCGCGCATGGTAGGCGGGATAGACGAAAATATCCCAAGCGAGAAAGAAAGAAAGGCGGCGGAGAAGGCCGCGAAGGCAAAAGAAAAACTGATCGACTCCGAGAAGAAGTCGATCGAGAGCTTGATTCAAGCCTACAGGCAAAAGAATATCGATCTCGAGGGGCAATTAGTCAAGCATAAAGAGATCGCCGACCAGGTCGAAGCCGAGCATAAGATATCGCAGCTTCAGAATGTAAGCTTAAAAGACCGCTTGGCGGCAATCGCTCAGCTCGGGCAATTGACGAGAGAGCGCGTCGAGCTCGAGAGAAAAATCGAAGTCGGCAAAGAGCGCGACAAGCTGAAAGAGATCTTGAAAAACATTCAGGATCAAACCGAGCAAATCAAGCTCAAAAATAAGCATCAAGAAGATCAGCTCGCGATAATCGAAGCGGAGAAATCGGTAAGGGATACGATCAAGGTCGGGCTAACCGAAAATCTTGATCTGCAGCAAAAGATCACCGAAGCCGCGAAAGCGCAAGCCGAAGCGATAAAAGAACAGAAGCACGAAGAGAGCCTCAAGAATCTTCGCGAAATGTCGCTCGAGTATGATAAGCAGATCTCGGCATTGCAAGCCAAGCTAAGGGGCGAGGAAGACCTTCTTCCGCTTCTCGAGCAAGAGAAGAAGATTCGAGAAGATATAAATCTTTCCGATCAAGAAAAGAACGAAGCGATCGCGTCGAATCGAAATAAATTCGGTCAGATAAAAGCGCTAAATGATTCGCTCGAGGATCAGAAGAAGATAATTGACGGCGTCAAGAGTAGCTCTGACGATTACGCGACTAAGCTCCGGAAACTGCAGGAAGCTTTTAGCTCGAATCAAATCAACGCCAAACAATACGAAGCGACCGTAACAGATATTTGGGAAGCTCAGAAGAAATCTAAAACAGTCGCGGACGAATTCGCTTCGACTCTCGTTTCCGGACTCTCAAAAGCTGTCACTAATGCCAAGAATCTCAAACAGGGCTTACAGGATGCGGCGAAGCAATTAGCGTTATTCGCGGCTCAGCATTTGCTGTTAAAACCGCTCGAAAACGCGATCGCGAATCTAGGGAACTGGCTAACCGGAAGCGGTAAATATTTGCAAAAGCCCGGAACGCCTTCGGCTCCGGCTTCTAACAGCTTTGCCGGATTGCCGGCGCTATTTGGCGGCGCCGCTAATTCGCCGACCGGCTCCGGCGGCGGTGGCTTCTTGTCTAGTATTGCCAAATTCTTCCGCTTGCCGACTTTCGCTCTCGGCGGTTCCGCTTTCGCTGGGCAAGCGGCGCTTTTCGGTGAAAACGGAATGGAACTCGCGATCCCTAAACAAGATATGCACGTTTTCACTGCAGCGCAAACAAAGCAAATCCTCGGTCCGTCGTCCAGCGCGCAGGCTTGGCAGAATAATCTAAACTGGTCCGCCGGCATGACGACCGGCGATTGGATGGCGAAAAATGAACGAGCTTGGCAGCTTTCGCAAGAGCGGAATTATTTAAACTCTTCGCTCGCTCCGGCTCTAAATCAAGCTTGGCGCGACGATACGATCATGAAAGCGCAAAGCATGACCGCCGAAATGATGCGCGCCGGCAAGACCGATCATATAGGCTTCGATATTTTGAATCGCGTTCAAAATGGCGGTTCCATGATGATGGCCATGGCTCCAAATTTCCAACTTCCGACCGGCGATCAGCAATTCTCTATCTTGTCCCAGATGGCTAGCCGCGGCGTAAATATCAGCCCGGCTCTACTGCAGATGGCTATGGACAACGATTATCTATTCAGGGGCGGAAGCTCCGGAATGTACGCTTCCGGCTCCCTTGGCGGCTTCTTGAACAATCCTCTCGGCTATAAGTCAATGGGAATCGAGGGTAAAACGCCTTGGAAGACCTATCAAGATATTGATTCGATGGAATCCCTAGCGTATGGCGGCGACGGCTCAGCGGTGGTATCAGAATTGATGCGCGCGGCTAAACGTGACGCGAGCTGGAACGCTAACTCGGTCGGTTCTTATCTCCGTTCAATGATGAATACGCAACCTCTCGGAGGCTATAGAGGCGCGTCCGAAGAGTATCTTCGTAATATCAAAGGTTGGAACAAATTTTCAAAGAACCATAAGCCCTATGCCGATGCTTACGGCTTCGGTGTTTGGAGCGGACCGACTACCGACGGCATGTCGATCAGTAATGGCGGTTGGGTGGATTCGCGCGGCGGCGGCTCTTCTAACGACTGGATCGACGACGAGTATTTTACAGGCGCGGCAAATCCGAAGCGCTTCGATCCGACGGTGGCAAGCAAGGAATATCAACCCAAACCGGGTACGGCTCAGGACTTCCTGAAAAGTCTAAATAAAAACCCTTATTTCGACTTCGCAGCTAACACCATGGGCGGTATCAAGGAAGCCTTCAAGAAGCTTTTCGGCGGTAAGGCTAATAACGGCTTTAGCGGCGTCGGGCAGGTCGGCGACTGGATCGACTTACCAGGCGCAAAGCAAGGACGAAACTTTAAGCAAGACGCTCTAGACGCTTTCAATTCTTGGGTATTGAGCGGCAAGGGGCAAGGGCTCAAGATTGGCGGCGTTACCAAAGATATGCTTGATTCGATGCAATCATGGCAGTATAAAGGTAAGGGTCTAAAGATTGGCGACCTTGCCGGCGACTTGAACGAAGCTTTCAGAAGTTGGCTTCCGACGCCGACGAGATACGGGATCAAACTTCCGCGAAGCCTCGAAGATCCTTTCTCCTCCGTCGGCTCTTATCCGGCTTACCCCGCGGCTTTCGGCATCGCCACAATGGATGATGTCTTTAGTCAGCAACTGTTCAAGAATCCGCCTCCGGGACGTCCTTCTAGCAGCTTTGATCGGTGGCCGACTTCGCCGATTTACGCCGGGCGGATAGACGCGAAGATGAAAGGATACGCGAACGGCGGATTACTGAGAGCCGGAGAGATGGCGGTTGTCGGAGAAAAGGGCAAAGAGTTTATCATGTCTCCGAACGATGTCCAGGTCGTTCCAGCAAATCAGCCGGGCGGAGCTCGTCCGGAAGTAAATGTCAACGTGATCGAGGTTCCCGGCTATAAGGCGCAAGTTAACAAGCTGGCCGACGGAACTATCGAGGTTAGGCATATCGCAAAAATGATCGGATCGCAGCTCGAGGAAATGGGCTTTTTGAATACAGGCGTCGCGCAACGGAGGCCGATTAGATGACTTTAGCTTGGCCGTCAACTCTTCCGCAATTTCCGCTTGTTCAATTCGACTCGCTTCCGAATTCGAACATAATCGAGAAGGAATTCGAAACGGGTCCGATCCGGCTCCGGAAGCGCGACTCCGTTCGATTTGAGACTCATTCGATATCTATTATCGTGACTAAAGAGCAAAGACAAACTTTCTTCGACTTCTTTTATGTCGATCATAACGAAGGCGCGACGCCTTTCGAGTGGACCGATCCGAATACCGACTCGGCGAAAAATTTCCGAGTGAGGAATCCGAGCTCGAGGCATGTCGGCGCCGGCATCTATGAAATCAGTTTTCAGCTTCAGGAGGTTCCGAATTGATACCTGAAGAGGATTTGGCGATCATTTTGAAGGCGAATCTAGGAAGCTGGATCGCTCGCAACCTGATCACGATCGAGCATCCGGACATGGCGACGCCGCTTCGATATGTGAACGCGAACGACGACCTTACTCATGATGGCTTGCTCTATAGCGCTCGCGGCTTCGCGATAGCTCACCCGACGCAAGGCGCCGGCACGTTCTCTAACGGCGATCTATCGATCGATAATACCGATCTCGTGATTAGCGCCTTCGCTCGCCAATACTCTTACATGAAGCGCGCGACCTTGACACTACGGACGGTATCAACTACCGATCTTGACAGGGTGATGGTCGGACCGTTTGAATTCGTGATCAAGCAGATCGGGCTAACAGTGCGCGCCGCTTCGATAGTGCTCGGCTTCGAAGATACGCTCCGCGAGAGCTATCCCTTTCCTACTTTTGACGAGCATTACGCTGGCTTATTCGGTGTTGAGACATGAGTATTTTTAGCTTACAAAATCTAGCTAGGCTCGGCGCTCCGGCGCTCGGACTAGGCGCGCTAATCGCCGCGTCATTCTGGGGGCAGGATAGATCAGCGGGACAAACCTCTCAAGTTTTGAATCAAGTAGCGCCGCTAACCGATCCGGGCGATCCTCCTGAACTGCCGGCGGTGGACGATTACGGCGGCGCGAAAGATATTCTTACTTCTCCGCTTGCCGGCGTTTCGAATAGAGATAATCCGCGCGGTACGGTTCCGCGCATTTTCGGCGCGCCGATGAAAGTTTACCCGCCTCTTTCGGCTCGCCCTTACACGATCAGAACTAGCACGGGCTCTATACTTCAAGCAGTCTTTGAATTCGGTCCTGGTCCTCTCCAGATAGCGAACTACAAACTAGGCGGGGTGCCGCTTTCGAAGTATCCGACGATCGCACTAGAAGAAAGATTCGGCTATCCGTCCGATACAAATTTAACTAGCTATACTCAAGACGTTGAACAGCAACAATTTAACGAGCTCGTCGCTTACGATGCTCCGGTGATCAAGCGTACAAAGCAATTCGCTAATTTTATCCACGTCACCTTGATTTATCCCGATGGAATCTATAGGACTGTAAACGGGCAAAGATTGCCGGCTCGAGGCTCTTTCCAGATCGTGATCACGAACATCGACGGATCGGGATGGGTCGTTAATTCGACGCCGGAGTTTATTGACTTTTCGCTCGGTCCGAGAATATACGAATACGCTTTCGCGGTGCCGCCGGGTATTTACGACGTTTATGTCGATCGCACTCGGCTTTATTTTGGCGATCTTTACGACGACGAGCATCCGGTTTATTGGACTACTTTGACGGAGACTAATACGAAGTATCCGTTTAGCCCGATCTATGACGCGAACGGAACAGAGATAAAAATGTCTCGCGTCGCTATGCGCGCGATTCAGGATCAAACGACTCCAGATCTAAGCGGAGCGATCGGCGAGCTCTCCGCGGAAGTGACAAGCCTTTTAAGACCGCACGACGGAACGAGCTGGCAACCGAGAATTGCCTCGGCTAATAACGCTTGGGTCATGCTCGAGATACTAACCGGCTCAGCTAATTATCGCCCGGCTTCGGATGATCGGATCGATTTTGCAGCTTTTAAAGCGTTCGGCGATTGGTGCGACGAGCAGGGATTCACATATTCAAACGTGATCGATTCAGCTCGAGACATGAGCGAGTTATTACGCGAAGTAGCTCAGGCAGGACAAGGCTATTTTATTCCGAATAAGAACGGAAAATATTCGGTCGGGATAGACAAAGCGGTCGACGAAGTGTCCTTCCACTTTCACCCGCGAAACATTATCAAAGATACCTTTACGGCGCGCGTTTCTTATCTCGAGCCGCTCGATTATATCGCCGCGCAATTTATCAATCCTGAAGCTGATTATCAGCTGGACGAGCGGAAAGTTTTTGACGACGGAAAGGTCGAAGGACAAGACTTTAAGCATGAAACGATCCGGCTCGTCGGCGTCAAAAGCAAAGCCGCAGCATACAAGATCGCGCGGCGCTTGCTGGCGATTCACAAGCTTAGATCGTGGATCTATCAATTCGAAACCGACGTCGAGCATTTTGCAGTATCGATCGGAGACAAGGTTAGAATCACTCACGATCTGCTAGGCGCGGGGCTTGGGCAAGGCGTCATCAAGGCCGTTCAAATGTCCGGTCCTGATTGCGTTGGTATCACGATTGATGCCCCCCAAGAGCTCTTCGCCGGCACTCGATATCAAGTAAGAATAATTCTGAGCTCCGGCGATTCGGTCGTCAGGGAAATAGTAAATACTGACAATCTAACCGGCGCTTTCACTTTCTTGACGCCGATATCCGGCACTCTTCCGGAAGTCGGCTATCCCGTCGTTTTTGGCGAGCTTGACTTCGATTCGATCGAAGCTATCGTTATCAACAAAGAGCCTAACGAGACGATGGGCGCCGTGTTGACTTGCGTCGATTACGCTCCGGAGGTTTACAAATCGGATACTGAGCCGGTCCCGGAATGGTCCTCGAAAATAACTTTCGGGCGTCGGCGTGAAGTTGAAATTCCAGCGCCGCAAGTTATCGCGGTGCAAAGCAACGAAGCTGTTCTTGAGCAGGCCGGAGACGGCTCCTATCGCCCGAAGATTTTGATCACCCTTGGCGGACTGCCGGACTACGTTGACGAAATAGAGTATCAAATCAAGACAACCGGTCAAGGTGGATGGGGTCCGGCAAATTTTGTATCAGCCCGAGCCGGCTCGATCTCGATCTACGAAGTCGAAGAGAAGAAAACTTACGACATCCAGGTTAGATCGCGGAAAGGCAATTTTATATCCGACTGGACTCCGATCTCGGCCCATACTGTTATCGGCAAAACAACGCCGCCGCCCGATGTCCCGAATATGATCACAAAAGAGCCCGACTCAAGCGTGATCAAATGGTTCTACGACTCCGCCCATGGTGTCGACGTTCCGCGAGATCATGCCGGCTTCGTGGTCAAACTTGCTTGGAACGCTTTCGCGAACTGGGAAGCCGGTTATGTGCTTTCGCCTCTTTGCCTAACGACTCGCTTTGATATTGGAGGGCTAGCCCGCGGACTGAAGACGATAATGATCAAAGCGATCGACGTCGCCGGCAACGAACAAGCCGGGCCGCCCGCAATTCTTCAGCTTGATTTTGGCGAGGCTCTTTTAGACAACGTAATCGAGACTATAGCGCATAATCCGGCATTTTCGATCGGGCAATTTGAAAACTGTTTTGTTGAAGACGGCAAGCTGAAAAACAACGATAACGGCTCGCTTTTCTGGGGTCCAGACAACGCGCCTTTCTGGGGTCCGGATAACGATCCGTTTTGGGACGTACGGTATATCCCAGGATTATATACTTGGAAATTCACGCCGGATTCGACCGAAGCGAAGCCCTTCAAAGTGAAAGTCAAAGCTTCCGTCGTCGGTCCTTACGTGATCGAGTACAGAACGGGCGGTAATCAGCTCTTCTGGGGAAACGATAACGATCTCTTTTGGGGACCAGATGACGATCTATTTTGGCCGCCGGCGGAGCAGTTTCAGCCAGTCCCAGACGACGGAATCGAGGGCGACTGGATCGAGTACGAATTTAGGATTAGTTTGCTTGGCTGGACTCAGCAAACTATCATCGAGAATCTAGAGACTATCGTCGACGTCAGGGATTTGATAGAATATGTTGACGATTTCGAAGTAACGAACGCAGGCGGATCGCGTCCGACGCTAACGAAGTCTTTTAGAAAGATCAAGCGAATCAGGATCGATCTACAGAGCAGCATTGATCACCCGGACGCGGCCAGCGCTCGCAGTTTAGATAAGCTGGAGACTGGTCCTTTAATCGGAGTATTCGACGCGGCAAACGCAGGGACGACGGGAATCGTCGATCTGACAATACAGGGATATTAGAATGACCGCCAATATATCGCAGAACTATATACAAGACGCGGGGCGCACGAACGCGCAGCTCAAGACTACTTTTGAGCAAATGCTCGATTTATTGAACGAGATGCTCGGCGGTCAGGGCTTCAAAACTGCGACGATCAATATTTCCTCAAATAATCTCGCGTTAACGGATCTTTATTCCTGTTTCACGATCGACTCCGAGGACTCCTCGCCAGATAATCTAGATTCGATTTCTTCCGCCGGCGTGATTCGTGACGGTCAGGTCTATTTTCTAAAAATTGCGAACGCAGCTCGTCCGATCACTGTTAGAAACGGGCAGGTCGGCACTAAGGAGATCTACACCCGAACGGGACTTAGTCGAGTGCTGCGAAGCACGTCGGAGATTTTCGTCGTTCAGTACCGCGAAGTGGATGACGCTTTCTTCGAGATCCTACCCGACTACACTCCGCCTCTTATGCGCGTTCCGGGCTTTTCGGAAATCCAGACTTTAGCGCCGGCGTCGAACGTTGTAACACCGACTAACGGCTTTATCTTGATTGATTGCGCGTCTTCGACCGATATCAACCAGATCGCAAGAACAAATTTTCCGGACAACTCCGGACTTCTGATCGTGGGAACGGCGGACGTCGTCAACGTTGCAACGCTCAAGCACGGGCTTGGGACAGCCGGCAAGCTAATTCATAACAACGGCGACGATCTCGTTCTAGATTCTGCGACTAAATTCGTCGTTTACTACCCGTCGACCGATTCGGGTAATTTGGTTTGGCGCGAGCTAACTAGATTTGGCTTCGATCGAATTCCGCCGCTCGGCTCGGCTCTTCAAGTCTTAAGAGTTAACGCGGGCGGCACTGCTCTAGAATTCGCCTCGCCTAGTTCAAGCGGCGGCGATGGCTTTGGCGGCAATGGTAGCCGCTCGCTGCCTACTTCCGGCTCAATTAGTGGTGATTATTATCATGATGGCGACTGGACCGCAACCGGCGCCCTGACGATTGCCGATGGGACGAGAATCTTCGTTAAAAACTGCTCGACGTTCAACATGGGATCTTATTCCCACGTTGTAAGCACTCGCGCGAATAGCGGCGGGAAGGGTAGACCGACAAGTGGGAATAATGGTCAGAATATCGCTACGGGTAGCGGTCCTGGCGCGGCGGCAGTAGGTGGCGGCGCTGGCGTGTCAGTCGTCGCCGGTCCCGGCGGCGCTGGTTTTGGCGGTCGCGGTGGACGTGGTGGTTCGTACTCCGATCACTTTATGCCCGGCGGCGCGATCTATTCGCCTCGTCAGTTTTTTGGCGGCACTGGCGGCAACTCAGGGATGCACTACTCCTCGACCTCAAACGCAGCACCGGACGGAGGCGAGGCTGGCGGTGCGCTCTATTTAGAGATTTCGCTAAACCCTGGCGGGCTTTGTACTCTCGGCAACCTGAATCTAAATGGCGGCGCTGGCACAAACGCTCCGACGACTAACTACTCCGGCAGCGCTGGCGCTTCTGGCGGTTGTTTCGTGGCGAGAATTAGGGGCGAAGCTATTTTACCTGCTAGCAGAACTATATCGGTGAATGGCGGCGCTGGCGGTGGTGTCGGTAGCGGTGGCACGGCTAACGCTGCGGCCGGTGGCGGTGGCGCTGGCGTGATCGATATTGAGGCTACAACCTGGACGAATAGCGGCACTTTGCAGGCGAACGGCGGCGGCGCTGGATCGGGTGGCAGTTATACAGCCTCGGCGGGTGAAAGTAGTACTCCTAGAGCCGTTGGAACCGGCGTTAATCCTTGCTCTTATTGGTAGTTTGGAGATCTTAAACTATGGCAGACGCTCTTTATTTGCAGTTTCTAGACGGGGCAACTAGAACCGAATCGTCGGTTTTCGTTGATCTTCGATATTACATACCTGCGCCCGGTGAGATTCTTTTGCCATGGTCTCCGGTCGATGGCGATATGTGTGCTTCAAACTATCGGCGCGAGGGCAATAGCCTTGTCTATGAAGTGCCGTCACCGTCAGCGCCACCACCCAAGCCCGATCCCGATGCGATGCTAACGGCTATTTGGGATGACCCCGTCTGGCAATCGGCGCCGGAAGCTCGACCTATCCGACCTCAGCTCGCGGCCATGAAGGATTTGCTTAAGGTGTATCTAGAGCGCGGAGAAATCCAGCGAGTTTACGAAGCTTGGGAAGATATAAAAATTGGTCTACCAGCGCCTATTGCCGCTCTTGTCGAAGGCTACGCGGCGGCCTTCAATGTGCCGATAAAGGAAGGTTAGAAAATGTTTGATAAATTTGTCAGCTCCGGTATAGATTTCGCGATTAAGAAGCTGAAATCTCTTGATCTAAATCACAACAAGAAAGCCGACGTCGAAGAGCTCGCCGCTTTGCTCAAGAAGCACAAGCCGGCTTTGCAAAGAGTGAACGACGCGGTCGATTTTCGCTTGCTTGCTGCGATGGCTTCAAATCATCCAGCGGTCAAGGACAAAGCGCTCTTTCAAGAGCTCTTAGTCGCCGGCGGAGAAATTTTAGAATTCGCCGGCACGATTGAGATCCCGGAAGAGAAATAAATCCGCTAAAAGGTAGAAAGATAGATGATGCACGAATTGACTCAAATCGTCTTGAATTGCTGGATCTGCTTAATGGGCGTTTCTAGCCTGACGTTTCTTGTCGCCCTCTTTCACGCGGTCAGACATAATCCATGGAAAGGTTAATCAGGCACATTGAAGAAGCGAAAGCTCGCGGCGTCGACGTCGACGCCGTCTTTGTTGACTACGAAAGCAAGCTGAAGAAGTTGGAAGTCCAGCTCTTCGGATTGAAAGCTTCGATCATTTTTACTTTTATTTCGCCCTTTGTGCTCTACGGTCTCAAGCTGTATTGTGCGATCCACAACTTAGAGATGGATCTTCCCGAAGACGCGATTATGAAATTTTGCCTATTTAACGCGGGCAGCATGGTTACTTTCGGCTTCGGCTCCTCGGTTCACGCTTTGATCAAAGAGATCAAGATAGGAAAGAAAAACGATGAGAAATCAACTCCTGCTATTAGCGGCTCTAATGATCATGACAAGCCAACCGGCGGAAGCGGGCGAGGCTAAACGGAAGAGCCTTTCAGCTATTCGCGCGATCTTGTCTCCGATTCGCACGATTGCGACGGCAGTATATCTCGCGACTGAGATTATTGACGAGGGCTTGCAGCGGGCGATCCAGCGAGACCTAGATCAAGAGGAAAATATCAAAGCGGCGATCGAAGCTCAGGAAGAAGAAGAGTCGAAGCCGGAGCCGCAAAATACCGAGATTCAGCCCGGAGGCGATAATTCGTGAGCGAAACAGTAAACGGCTATATAGATCTCGTCATTAAGGGGATCGTCAATAGGGAAGGTGGCTTCGTCAACAAAGCGAGCGATCGCGGCGGTGCTACTAAATATGGTATCACGCGGGCGACTCTTGCCCGGTGGCGGGGCAAGCCCGTCTCGGTTAAGGATGTCGAAAATCTCACGAAAGAAGAAGCAGCGAAGATCTACAAAGTGGAATTCATCGAGAAGCCGGGCTTCTTAAATTTCGGCGACGCCATGGCCGAGCAATTGATCGACGCCGGCGTCCATCACGGGCAAGGCGGAGCAATCAAGCTTTTGCAAAAGGCGATCGGCGTAAAAGCCGACGGCGGAATCGGTCCAGTCACGATTGCCGCCGCCAATAAGCTACCCTATTATCAGCTCTTTGCCGCTTTCTTTAGAGAGCGCCTGAGCTATTATTCGCGAATCCTGAAAAACGATCCGACCCAATTAGAATACGGCGCCGGTTGGATGAATCGCGCCGCGAAGATGATTCGGATCTATTGCGCGGCGGTTAACGCTCCGGATGCTTTTGAAGACGATCTCGAAGAGATCGCGCGATATCTCAATAGCCAAGCGAATCTAATCGGTAAGAGAAAAGACGATCCAAGATGTCCGGGCGTTTTCGCGAAAGCTTCCGAGATGATGTTCGCGGCGGCTAGTAATTCGTTATAACTAGCTCAGATCCGCGGCTCTGGGGTCTTCCTTGCCCGCCGTTCGTCATAGAGTATGTGAAGACCAGGGGGCGAATATTACAGCCGTTATAAAGCCTCCTGGACTCTTCGCAATCATTGATCGTCAAAAGCCATTTTGCTTTAGAAGATTTGAGCAAGCGAGCCAATTTCTCTTGATCGATTTCCTTTAGGCGGTACAGGTTTTTGATATTGATATACGGTGGATCGACAAAGAAGAAAGCGTCTTCCCTTCGGGCAAAGTAGCGAAGCTGATCGGCGAAATCCGACTGAAGGATTAAAGCGTTGCCGAGGCGCCCTCTATAGCTTCCAAGCCCATCTATGTGCTTCTGAGTGAATCTCGAGAAGGATCGAGGCAATCCAGCGACTCGCCCGCCGCCTGAGAAGCTGCAGCGGTTGAGAACGTAATACTCCGGTCCG